CCGCTGTTGTTGCTGTTGTTGTATTTGCTAAGGGGCTTCCTGTTATTGGAGGTATTGGCTTAGGAATTGCTGTAACCAAACTATGGTCAGCTATCGCCTCAAAAATAAAGTAACATGGCAGACGGAACTGGAGGCAAAAAGCCCGTCACATCAACTGCTCAGCAAGGTCTTGTCGTAGGACAAGGTAAGGAGAGCAAGAGAGAGCAGGTAAAAAGACTGGTTGCCGGCGGCTTGACACCAAGAGAAGCACGCAAAAGAATTCGTCAACGTAAAAAGAACCAATTAAACCTACCATCTAATTTATAGACTATGGCAAGTAAGACAAAAATGAGTTGTAATAGACCCATGAAGTCTGATCGCCCTGGAAAGAAGAAGATGGTAAAGGGATGCGAAGGCGGAAAGGAGAAGCTGATCCACTTTGGCGCTACCGGTTATGGGCATAACTACTCGGCGGCAGCTCGTAAGTCTTTTCGTGCTCGACACAAGTGCAGCACCGCCAAGAGCAAGCTAACTGCAAGATATTGGTCGTGTAAAACTCTATGGTCTGGACCTGGTGGATCAACTAAGTCATCACCAAAAAGTCGGCAAGGAAAATATTAGTATATTTACAAAAAAATAAGATATGCCAACTGTAACATATTCATGTCCTGATTCGGGCAAAATGAAAAAGAAAACATTCCCTTACAACGCCGTAGGAAAAGCGCAGGCTGCAGAGTTTGCAAAAACTATGGGAGGCACGAAAGTAGATAACCCAGGCTACGGGATGGAAAAGAAAATGGGATCAAGCTATTAAAAATAAAAAAATGAAACAAGGTTATAACGCAAGGTTAGATGAGTCTTTAGGAATGAAGCACAGAGGTTCTCATTCGCAGTCTATGAAAGACAGAAGAGACGAATCAAAAGCAATGTCTAAGAAAGAGTATGGTCACGCTTATGGTGGCGATCATTCTATGGGCTATGAGAAGCACTACCCATCAAGTGTAAAAGAGCACTTAGGTAGATTGATCCGAAGCTAATGGCCAAGGGCAGAACAAAGAAAGGAGCTTTCCCCGCGATCAGCAAGAAGAACGAGGGTAAGTTTACCGCCTGGGTAGAGAGGAACATGCCCGGCACATCCGTGTGTGCCGCTGCTTCAAAAATTATGAAGGCCAAGGATGATAAGTATAGTGCCAGTGTTCGCAAGATGGCCAACTATGCTAACAACTTTGGTTGCAAGAGATAGAAATGAAAAGAACTCCAATCAAATCAAAGGGGCTTGGTGATTCAATAGAGAAGGTTACCAATGCTACCGGAATTAAAAAGGTCGTAGACACCGTGGCCAAGGCTACTGGCAAGGACTGCGGATGCGGCCAAAGAAGAGACACATTAAACAGATTATTCCCATATCAACGATAATAAATTATGGCATATCAAAAACTACAGACATCATCGGGATTAGCAGTAATTAAAAGTGCTACTGTTCCTATTCCCGATCCATCTACAGAGGTATTAAGCGGCACCGCTGATTTTTCCGTGGCAGGAACACTGACTGATGTGGGAACAACATTCACTTCTGCAGGTATTCAAAAGAATGCTATTGTCTACAATACTACTGCGCAGAAGGCTTATTTTGTTACTGCCGTTACAGACAACCTAAACCTTGCTTTATCTCCAAGTTCAGCAGGAGGGGCAACCGATAATTACATTATTTTTAACGCTCCGACTAACGGCTGTGTGCTTTTTGTTGGAGCTACAGGAGATGTTGTTGTTCAAACGGCTACAGATAAAGACATACCTGCTGCTTCTGTAACTGAGCTAACATTTAAAAACATACCCGATGCAGCGTTCCTTCCGGTTCAAGTGGTTAGGGTAGATGACACAACAACAGCCACTGATATTATAGCTCTCTGGTAATATGTCTACGGGGATAGGCATCGGCATATCGGGGAATGTATTCCAAACCCGCGCGGGATTGGCCTCCGGCGGTGGCGAAGACATTGTTACAGATGGATTAATATTCAGAGTGGATGCGGGTGATCCAGCAAGCTATCCGGGGACAGGTACCACTTGGAGTGATGTAATAAACGGAAACAACGGAACCATTCTTAATGGTACAGCCTACAATTCCGCACAAGGTGGATACTTTCAGTTTGACGGTGTAGATGACCAAGTGGATTTTGGTAATCCTGCAATCTTTCAGTCTTATCCATTGTCAATAGATACGTGGTTTTATGCAGATAGCATAAACTCAAAAAATGATGGTATTATTACTAAAGGAATCACGCGTGGAAATACAAGTCAAAGAAACTTTGACATATTTGGCAATGGAACTGATTTAATTTTTGTTATAAGTAATGGCTCATCATACGTTGTTAATATAAGGTCAACCTATCCGAGTCTCACTGCGTGGCATCATTTGAGTTTATCTTGGGATGGAACTACGGGAACTAACGGGGCAAAGATTTACTTAGATGGCGCATTATTTACACAAGGCACAGCAAGTGCTACAAGTTTTGCAACATCACAGAATGTTTTTGTAGGTGGTAACAGAGTAGGATTTTACTTTGATGGACGTATATCAATGGTTAAGATGTACAACAAGGTATTAAGTGCAGCGGAAGCTTTACAAAATTATAACGCTTCTAAAGATAGATACGGATTATGATAACCTATGTAATAGTAAATACGTCAGACTTATCATTATTGGATTATAGTCAAATACTAACAACAAGTATTGAAACTACAATACGCAATATTGTTGGGGACAAAGCAATTGTAAAGTATAATGGTGATATGCCACCTACAATTGAGTCGTTATCCAATAAAACACTACACAATCACGATGAAATAATTGTAATTGTTGAAAGTGATAAATGGAGAGGACAACCTGATGATACTGAATAAAAATATGTAGACAATGAAAACTTATTATTCAAACCCGCAGATATGTCAACAGGTATAGGTATAGGCATAGCAGGAGGCACGTTTCAAACACGCGCGGGATTAGCATCAGGCGGTGGTGGCGCGTCATTGCTGCTTGACCAATATGGAGCAGATATAGCTGCCGCATATTCAGTTAGGAAACTTTTATCTACTTACTCAGGTGCATCTATAAGGGTTAGAGAAACATCAGGCAATACTGAAGCTGATATAGGATTTGACTCTAATGGAAATCTTGACGAATCAGCATTAACATCTCATGTCGGTGCTAATAGTGGCTACATAGTCAGGTGGTATGACCAAAGTGGTAATGGAAACGATGTAACACAATCAACAGTAACAAGGCAAATGTGGGTTGTAGCTGCAGGTACAGTTAAAAAGTTAGGTACTAAAGTAGCACCTGAAGCCTTTACATCTCGGACATATTATTCTACGGCTACAGCTATTGCAGTAACGCCACCACAGACAACAGTCATGGTTTTAAATCCAACGGTAACAGGTGGGAATTATCACGCAATTGGAGAAGACCTTGCAGGAACATACCGTTTTGGAGGGCACGATGACAGGCTTTTCTTGAATGGTGGTTCATTAATAAGTACTGCCGATGGGGCAATTTCACAGCCACATATGATTGCTGTTGGTCTAACAAATGGTGCAAGTTCTTACATTAGAGCAAATGGCTCAGAGCTTGCAACAGGAAATACAAGCGGAAACAGCTACTCAATAAATGCCGTCTTTGGACCTGTTAATAGCACAAGCAATATGCGTGGCAATATGCAGGAGGTGCTAATCTACACGGCAGATAAATCCACCGATATTGCCGCTATAGAGACAGACATTAACACATATTATTCAATTTATTAATAATGCATCTATACTATCCATTCCCCGATGAGACAGCTACTATTACAGCAAGTCAAGATATATATGACTTAAATGCCCCTCCAAGAGATGAGCGTGTAACACTGTATGCTTTTGATTGGTTCCCTAACTCAGGCAACCCAACCTATGTTCTTGCGTGGGAGGATGATGAGCAAACATTTAATACAGGAGATATATTAGATGGCATAACACCGCTTACCGAGGAGGAGGCTATTGATGCGGGTTATCAGTTAGATGATGAGCATAGTGGATTGAAAAATTTGTAAAATAAATTTTATATTTTCGTAAAATGAATGAATCAATAAGAGACTCTGTACAGGTTGTTACGGCAAATGGAGGAGCACTGGGTTTGACGCTGACAGATTGTAACGAGATCTTACAGATGATTTCTTTAATACTGGCTATAGGCTTCACCATATATAAATTTAGACAGTCAATAAAATAAAACATCATGGGTCCATTTTTATCAAAAATATTTGGAGCAAAAGGTGGTAAGCAAATTGGAGACGGCATAGGAAACTTAGTTGACCGGTTTGTTCTTACCAAAGAAGAGAAGCAAGAATTTGAGATGAACCTCAAAAAGCTTTTCATCGAAGCAGAGGCTGATATGCAGCTTAACGTTACTAAACGATGGAAGGCCGACATGGTTAGCGATTCCTGGCTAAGCAAAAATGTTAGACCATTGGTTCTTATATTTTTAGTTCTTAGCACAGTTCTATTGATATTTATTGATGCTGCTGGCCTTAACTTCCACGTTGAAGAGAAGTGGACCGACTTGTTGCAGATAGTTCTTATTACAGTTATTGGCGCCTACTTCGGGGGTCGATCAATAGAAAAGGTACGCAAGTAAATGCCACGCAAGTTAGAATCGTTTTACGATTACAAAGGAAAGAAAAGGCGTCCTGGAGTTCACGCTAAATCAAAAACGAGCTCTATTAAGACAAGCAAAAATTACGTAAAGAAGTATAGGGGCCAGGGCAAGTAAAAAGCCTTGGACAACTTTTAGTATATTTGCATTATTAAAATCTAATTTAACATCATGAGTAAAATCGCAGAAAACGAATTACAGGAGCTTCAGGGTCTACACGCTGAATTTAATAAGATTAAAAGCCAGCTTGGGGACATCGCTCTACAGGAACATGCTTTGTGCCTGAAGACTGAAGCTATTAGGAAAAGCTTTCAAGACCTTGAGAAAGGCTTGATGGAAAAGTATGGAGAAAACGCAGTAATAAACCTGGAGACAGGTGAAGTAAAGCAGAAAGAAGACAATGGCTAAAATAGAAAATACTACAGTATACCCTACGGTAACCCCCGCATCGGAAGACCTTCTCATTGGAACTGATGTTAGTGATAATAATAAAACGGTAACGTTTCTTGTCAGCTCCGTATCTGGAGCAGGTGGTGTTGCTCAGGGACTTCAATCTGTATTAGATACTGGCAATAGTGCCACACAAAATCTATCTCTTACGGGCAACATCACTGTGGTAGGAACTATTACACCAACAACCTTAACTGCGTCTAATGGCGTGGGTGCTGCTGGACAGATACTTTCATCTACCGGATCCGGCCTACAATGGATAGCATCACCTTCGGTAAGCTGTTGTGATTTGGATAGCGTAATGGCTGTGGGTAATACTACAGCACGAGATCTTCTTATCACGGGCAACATTGACATGAGCGGCATTGGTAAAGCATTAAAGCTTAGCAATGGAGTTGACATGACGCTGGCTGTTGGATCCAGCATTACAACATCGGATGCGATCAACTTAGGTACCACCTTAAACTTTGGGGCAACAACTACTCTTAGTGATTACTCTGGAGCAACAGGTAGCGCGGGTCAAGTATTAACTGTAAATCCCGCAGGGACTGGTGTTAAGTGGGGAACACTACCAAGTGCCTCCACACCAACTATTCAACAGGTGCTTACAGCAGGTAATGTTGCCACTGGTATTGGAATTAGTTTTGTTGGCGCGAGCGCTATAACTTTTGACAGCACAGCAAACATCACATCTGCTGGAACAAATTCTTTTTCAGGCAACAATAAATTTTCTGCTACAGGCACAGCGAGCAATACCGCTGCAGTTTTATTTACGGGAACACTACATGACGGTTCTGGTGTAGGGTCAGCTGGGCAGGTGCTCACCAGCACAGGAACTGGAGTTGCATGGGCAAATGAGACCATAGAGTCAGTAAATGTAGGCACACCGGCAACATCCTCAGGGGATCCTATTACAATTAGCCCCACAACGGGACTTGTAAAAGTAACATCAAATGCTTATGCTGGAGGGTCAAATGTTGGCCATGTACCGGCAGGAGGTACAGCAGGCACATTCCTTCAGGGAGATGGAACATGGGCTGGCAACGGAGGAGGATTTGCTCAGACATATAACTTTTGTAATGATGGGGGCTCAATGACACAAAACAACTACTATACTTTTTTGGGCATTGATGATACAGACTTTAGCTCTAAATCTACATCTGTCACAAATGACCTTGGCGCCAGTTCGCCTACAGCAGGTACGTATAGCGATATAGATTACCACGCAGGATTTATATTTGTTAATGGACAGGCAGGATCATGCGCTTCATCTATTGATGTTCCTACAGTATGCTCGGTAGACTTTTCTTTGATAAGTGATACGTCTACAGAATTTGAACTTTCTTTATGGAAAGGCCAGACGAGACCTGTGGCAGCAGCAGTTCTCGTGGCTCAAGCGACAATAAGCGCAGGAACGAATACTCTTGAAGCTGCCAGTGCAACCCTTACGCCAGCAAACACGACATTGGATGCTGCTCGCGGTTTATACTTTACGTTAAGATCTACAGCCGCTGGCACACCAACTCCTAAACTTCAAGGGAAGATCAATATTAAATTTAGTCAATCATAATGAAATGGATATTCGTAAAATATCAATTGGCGCGGACTACAAGTCCGGGGCCATGCACTACCTTGTAGGACAGGATGTCCTGGGTGGATCACACAGAATACATCTTATTCAATCAGATGATGAGTCCTATAAAATATGGATTCAGAAGGATGAGGAAGTTTTTATGTGGAAGGAGTTCCGCAAGACGTTACCAATATCTTTAGAGTTTAATATTAATTTTTAATGAAGTCACCAACGGATTTTATTGTAAGGCCTTACAATAACCGTAGATACGACAACATTAAAAACATTGGCGGAATGGATTTCGTCACAAGCGTATCTCAGGAGGATCATAAGGCATCAAACAGATTTGCAACTGTAGTAGAGACACCTATCAACTACGATGGGCCTATTGACATTGGTGACACGCTGCTTGTCCATCATAACGTATTTAAGTTTTTCTATGACATGAAGGGAAGGGAGAAAAGCGGACGTAGCTTTTTCAAAGATGATCTTTTCTTTATAGATAACGAGCAGTTCTTCTTGTACAAGAAAGACGGTGAATGGAAGGCACATGGTAAGTATTGCTTTATAAAGCCGGTCGATGCTAAGGAGTCTTTTATCTTCAAGGCTGGTGAGGAGCCATTAGTCGGAATAATTAAGTATATTAATAAGGAGCTGGAAAGCAAAGGGCTAAAAGAGGGTGATACTATTTCGTTTGAACCTGATAGTGAATATGCGTTTCAGGTGGACGGTGAAAAGCTATATCGCATGTTTACGTCAAACATTAAACTAAAGCTATAGGTGGAGAAGATAGAGGCTTGGTTAGAATGTGGGTGTAAGCTAAAAAGGATAAAGGGCAAGTACAGATGGGATAGATGCCCAAAGGCTATTGCCATTTATAAAGAATATGAAAAGACAAAAGATATAAAGTGGCAAGATGAATATAACAGACACTTCAGAAATTAAGAAAAGCATTATTGAGGCTGGCTATAAAGCTGTAAAGCAACTTATAAAGGTTGCTAAAGAGGACATAATTAAGTATGACAAGGATGACGAGCTGGCCGCCGACAGGCTAAAGAATGCAGCGGCTACAAAAAAGCTTGCCATCTTTGATGCGTTTGAGATCTTAACACGAATAGAAAACGAAAGTGCTATGTTAAATGGCAATACGTTAGAAAAGAAAAGTAACACACCAAAAGGATTTGCAGAATCAAGATCAAAATAGCATCTACAGAGTAGTCAAGGATTACATACCCAAGAGTGTGCTGTCAAACAAAAACAAGGCGCACACATGGCAGTATGGGTACAATAAAAAATATGATGTCGTAGTTATATCTAAGGATGGCACTGTAGGTGAGGTATATGACATCAATGGTGTCAAGGTGGCGCTACCTGCAAAGCCAAAGAACGCTTATAAGCGCAGCGATACTAAAGCTGACCAGTACTGGGAGGCGTTTGAATACCCAAGGGAGCTGAGTCGCATATCATCTATATTTCAGTGGCATGACGCTCCTGATCAATTTAAAACTCAATGGGTTGATTATGTAGAACAGGAGTTTGATCGAAGAGAGGAAGGCTTCTGGTTCTACAACAACGGTACGCCAACTTACATTACCGGCACACACTATATGTATTTACAGTGGACCAAGATAGACGTTGGGCACCCTGACTTCCGAGAGGCTAATAGAATATTCTATATATACTGGGAGGCATGCAAGGCAGATCCACGCAGCTTTGGAATGTGCTACCTTAAGATCAGGCGTTCCGGGTTTTCATTTATGAGTTCCTGTGAGGGCGTGAACCAAGCCACGATAACCAAAGATGCTCGCGTTGGCATACTGTCTAAGACGGGATCTGACGCCAAGAAGATGTTCACCGACAAGGTGGTGCCTATATCTAACAATTATCCATTCTTCTTCAAGCCTATTCAGGATGGTATGGATAAGCCGAAGACAGAGTTAGCTTATCGAGTTCCGGCATCTAAGATCACCAAGAAGAACATGTACGATATAGATGAGGAAAGACTGGAAGGTCTTGACACAACTATTGACTGGAAGAACACATCCGACAACAGCTATGATGGTGAAAAGTTGAAGCTGCTTTTACATGATGAGAGTGGTAAGTGGGAGAAGCCTGAGAACATCCTAAACAACTGGCGCGTAACTAAAACGTGTTTACGGCTGGGTAGTAAGATTATCGGTAAGTGCATGATGGGGTCTACGTCCAACGCCCTTGACAAGGGAGGTAGTAACTTCAAAAAGCTATACATGGACTCCGATCCAAGAAACAGGAACGCTAACGGCCAAACCAAGAGTGGTCTGTATTCATTGTTTATACCTATGGAGTGGAACTTCGAGGGGTATATCGATAGATATGGCATGCCGGTGTTCTATACTCCTGATAACCCCGTTGTTGGTGTAGATGGTGAAGATATATACCAGGGTGCGATAAGCTACTGGGATAACGAGGTCGAGTCGCTTGGTGCTGATCCGGATGCTCTTAATGAGTTTTATCGGCAGTTCCCTCGCAGTGAGTCGCATGCGTTTAGAGATGAGAGTAAGCAGTCTATATTCAACCTTACAAAGATCTATCAGCAGATTGACTATAATGATTCATTGATTACAGCACATCATTTAACGAGAGGTTCTTTCTCATGGCAGAACGGAGTAAAAGATACGAAGGTTATATGGAGTCCAAACAAAAGCGGTCGATTCCTGGTAAGCTGGACACCACCTCCGCATTTACAGAATAGAGTGGATACCCGAAATGGTATTAAGTATCCTGGCAATGAGCACCTGGGCTGTTTTGGGTGCGACTCCTATGATATATCAGGCGTGGTAGTCGGTAAGGGCTCCAATGGTGCACTGCATGGGCTAACTAAGTTCAACATGGATGACGCACCAAGTAACGAATTTTTTCTTGAGTATATTGCACGACCCCAGACCGCAGAGATATTCTTCGAGGAAGTTCTTATGGCTTGCGTATTCTATGGCATGCCTATCCTTGCGGAGAACAACAAGCCTCGATTACTGTATCATTTAAAGAACAGAGGGTATAGAGGGTTCTCAATGAACAGGCCGGATAAGGCTTATAACAAGCTGTCTAAGACAGAGAAAGAACTTGGAGGTATACCCAACTCATCGGAGGATGTGAAGCAGTCTCACGCGGCAGCTATAGAGTCTTATATTGAAAGGCATATAGGGATTGATATGTCAGGCTCTTTCAGGGACCCAGACGATATGGGCACAATGTACTTCACTAAAACATTGGAGGACTGGGCTAAGTTTGATATTAACAATCGAACGAAGTATGATGCCGCCATCAGCTCAGGGTTAGCTATAATGGCTAACCAAAAGCACCTGTACACACCGGCTCCACAGAAATCAAAAATAAGTATTAATTTTGCAAGGTATAATAATAGTAGTTCAGTAAGCCAACTTATTAAATGAAAGGAATCCAGATCGACATTAAGTCTGCGGCCTTCCCTGATCAATTTGTCTCGGATGCAGACAAAAAGAAAAAGGAGTTCGGCTTGCAGGTAGGACAAGCTATTCAGTATGAATGGTTCAGACGGGACGGGTTGTCCTGCAGATTTTATAATCAGTTTAGAGAGTTTCACAGACTTCGGCTATATGCACGAGGTGAGCAGTCAGTGGGCAAGTACAAGAATGAGCTTGCTATTGACGGTGACTTGAGCTATCTAAACTTGGACTGGACACCAGTTCCCATTATACCTAAGTTCGTTGACATTGTAGTTAACGGCATGTCAGACAGATTGTTTGATGTAAGGTGTTTTGCACAGGACGCCCTTTCAGCTGAGAAGAGAAACGAATACCAGGATATGGTTCAGCGAAACATGCTGGCTAAGAACCTGTTTACTCAGGTTAAAAAGGACTTTGATGTAGACGCTTTTGAAATTGAATCACAGGAGCTTCCAGAAAGCGATGCCGAGCTTGAGCTTTACATGCAGCTTAACTATAAGCCAGCTATTGAGATAGCTAATGAAGTAGCGATAAATACATTGCTTGAGGAAAATCACTACGCTGACATTAGAA